ATAAATTCTTCCGTTGCGATTTTTGATATCGCCTTGCATAAAGATACCTTCGATAAAGTAATTCTTTTTGCCATCATCTTTGGCTTCAGTAATTACCTCTACGGAATGATCTGTATATTCTGTTATTAAATTCATGATAGGTTCTCCTTAGCAAATTCTAGTATTTCGTTAAAACCTGCTTCATCAGCAACCATAACACCGTACATATCTTTGGAATTTGTTTCTGTTAATTCTTCAAACATTTTATTTAATAGGTTAGCTTCATCTTCGGAAATATCAATTGATGTTTTATTATCAAGTTCAAATGTTCCTGCTTCAATTGATTCTCCGTACCCAGCGCGAGCAAGAATCTTTGCTGCTCCAAGTGGTCGACCATTGACTAATGAATCACCTTTAGCATAAGCATATAATGATTTAACATTTGAGAATACTTCTGCTAACTTGTTCTGCCACCATTCTTCAGGATCTTGTCCTTCTCCAAGGTATTCTTCAATTTCTTGTGAAGCGTAACAAATAAAGTTTAACTGTTTCATCATCATTGGAACTTCTTGTTGGGGACTCTCAAGCAATTCTTCCTCTGTGGAAACTTTGTCTAACATTTCTTTGAACGTTAATGAAATTGTTTTACCGTTTGAATCTTTAATAGAAACAGACGTTGGCGCAACCTTTGGCTTTTTAATTGGTTTTGCTTCAGGTTCTAAAGAATCTTTGTTACCGCCTGCATCAACCTTATCTTCTTTAGTTTCTGCTTTCTTAACTGGTTTCTTTTCTGCCTTTAAGGTATCGCCTGAACAACCGCCTTCTTTAATATGGTAACCATTACCGTCACAATGATCGCAACCTTTGCCTTCACACTTTGGACAAGTTACTTTTTCTTCCATTGATTCGTCGTCTTTCTTATCGTCTTTCTTTTTCTTATTGACTCCAAGAATTTCTGTAATAGACTTTTTAACAATATTGCTATCTTCAGCAACAGGTTTTCCTTGTCCTGTACCACGTTGAGGTAAAGTTTGGTCTACTTTGGATTTGTATGCTTTATCGTAATCAGCTTCAGCGTTGTCGACATCAGCTAGGCGCTTGCCGTCAGTGAGCCCAGGAATCTCCCCGGTGAAAACGTGATCAGGCGCAACAGGATGAGGGATTACCTCAATAGTATGTTGATCCTTAAATCGTTTTTCCTCAGGTGCCTTGGGTTGGGCAACTTCTGAAACAAGATCTTTATAATTTTTCATGTTTAGTCCCTAATTTAATTTACTCTATTCTTTATTTATATCTTAAAAGGCATCGTCTTCTGGATGACCACCTTGCGCCGTTTCGTCAGCAATCTGATCTTCCATTTCCTGCTGTTGTTCTTCAGTCATTTGAAGTACGTTAGCAGTAATCCACTGGTGAGAGAAATACTTACCTGTATAATCAGATATATCTCTAAGAGTATTTAATCGCTCTCTCAAAATCTCAGCTTCTTTCAATTCCTCAAAATAATTATCCTTAACAAAGTCGTAACGAATATCATTCCTAATTTCGTTAAACTCTTCAGGTGTTAAAATACCTTTGAGTACCAACTGCTTCTCTAATACCGTATTAAATATCCAAGAGAAGCGAGTACGAATCCTTCTAATAAACTTACCAAACTTTAATTCATCTCGAGTAATCTCGGATGTTCTACCAAAGCTTGCCATGGCTTCTGGTTCTAAACGTGATAATGGAACCTTTAACGATTTGAACAACTTACGTTGAAAGTATTCCATATTTTCGTTTGTACTCAGTCCTGGTGCGTTACCGCCGGCTAATGTATCAACTTCAGTTGATCTTTCACCACCACGACGAGGAAACCAAAAGTCCTCTGTCATTGTTAGCATTTTTCTCGAATCAGTAATCTGACCTGACTCTGAATTATACTGTAACTTGTTCTTATGTCGAGCCATCATATCTCTAAGATATTGCTCTGCCTTGTTCTTTGGCAAGTTACCTACATCAATATAAAAAATTCTTCTTTCTGGAGCTCTTGTTAACGTGTATATAACAACAGCATCTTCTAACATTCTTAACTGGTTTAAAGCTTTACTTGCTGGATGTAAATGAGATAGTACTAAACTATTATTCTCATTCATCAAGCCCGATGTTACTCGAGCAATTGCATCCTTAGCAACTTTAATTCCCGATGTACTAGAATTCGGAGAACTACCTGCACCAGCTGAGCTATTCTGAAATCCTGTTTCTGAATACATATAGTATTCATTTTTAACTTTCTTTACAGGTATTCCTGAATGCGGATCTTTTTGTTTCTTATCAACTTCTCGTATTAACTTTAACTTACGAGGATCAACATATCTTAATTCTATTACACCTTTCTTAACATCTTCAGGATCAATAATAATATGATAATTCAGTCTACCGTCTACATAAAACTTTTGAAACATATCATATGAGTTGTTTGTAAAATCAAATAAAGCAAGGATCTGGTCAAACTCTTTAACAATAGTTTTCTTTACTTTATCTGATAGTTCAGTTTCTCCTAATGAGATATCAACAACTCTATCATTTGTATCAACACTAATGGCTTCGTTAATGATGTCATCAACAGCTTGAGATATCTCAGGCTGCATTGCCATTGAACGATACTTGGTAATTAGGTCAGATTCTGTTTTAGCAGAACCTTCCATATCCAAGATCGTATTATAAAATCCACCAAGCGCATTACCAACGGTAATCGCTCCATCATCGTTAGAGGGTTCAGCGAAACTAACTGGTAAGGTAGTCTCCTCTTCTGCCCTCTTTATGTCAAAGCCAAAAATTTTCAAAATATCATCCTATAATTTATTATGTAGTCGGGATTCCGGTATTACCTTCTACTCTCCAAAGATCGTAGGAAAAGGTTACACCGAAGTCTTGAATTGCATCGTTCGTTTCCCAACTCATAGCAATCTGATCTGTAGTTGTTGGATATAATCCTTCAAATACATATGTACGTAACGCGTCACCATTTTTACTATACTGCGTGATTAACGCATTTGATTTATAATCCTGAGGTAAAGCTCTAGTGTTACTGTCATGAGAGTTGATTGCATTCAACCAAGCTTCAATTGAGTTACGTACTAAGAAATCCTCGTCGTTAATTATTGTTACTGTCCAATCAGCAAATGTTCTGTCACCAGCGTAATTAATCTTTCTTCCAAAATATGGAACAGTGAACGAACCTACCGTAGAGGCAGGAAGTCCAGCTGACTTAATCATGAAAGGCGATTTAAAGTCTGCGCTCGGATCAACAGGGTTTAAAATTTGCACTTGGAATAGATTAGCTCGAGCACCACCACCAGTTAACTGGGATTTGAACTCATTTATATTAAACGCCATTCTTATTCTCCTTTATTTAAAAATTATTTATACTGTTAGAGCGAACCAACAATTTCTTCAAACTCAACACCAGATCTTGTGGCAACAAAAGTTAACTCAATCACATTGATTGAACGTGCAGGCTTAATAAAGATATTAGCTCTGAACTTACCTTGGTCGATCACTGCAGGTGTATTTACTGTTTCGTCAGATACTACTCTGAAATCAACAATACCTCTTTTGCCTTGGATGTCTCTTAAGAATGGTTCTACTATTCCTTTGAATTGAGCTTGAGTAAACTCGTCGTTCAATTCGAAGAGGAATGATTCCGCAGCATTTGCGATCGCCTTCTCTACAGCAATAAACAATCTTCGTACGTTCAAACTATCAAACGCGCTGTTTTGACCAAATCCTGTCTTATCACCGAATAGAACAATTCCTTGACCTACTTGTGACATAACTGGATTAACTTCGTTACTGTATAACTGATCTCTTTGACTCTTGTTAGGGTTAAAAGCAAGTTTTACAACGTTCTTAATTACACCTTTACGGAATCCTGCTGGACTTTCAAAAGGTTCAACTCTTGAAGCAAGTCCTGCGATATCACCGTTAAGTGGAGTGTATCTGTATACATCGTTATATCTGTCGTATCTGTATTTGTAACCAGAATCAATTACTGAATATGAAGATGTTGGTAAAGAGTCCCTAAAATCAATTACATTTTTCAATTTAGCTTCTGTTTTACTTTCATCAACAACGTCTGATTTAGCAGGCGAGATAAACGCAACACAATCTTTTCTATATTCTGTAATATTTGAGATTAGATATGTACCTACGTTACCAGCATCGTCTGATTTACCACCTAGAACGAATGAAACGTCAATTTCATTTGCACCTTTGAATAAATCGTAAGCACCGGCAAGATCAGCTAATGTTGCTGCTGATTCTGTTCTGCCATTTGATCCTAATGCTAATGATTCGTATTGTGAAGTTTGAGCTTCAAAATGAGTTGTGTTAGCAACCTTTACCCAGCTTGACTCTTGGTCAATTACTTCTTTATAGTAATTTGTTTTACCACTTGACAGTTTTGTACCAACCGTAGTAGATACATCGCTATAGATCTCGACCGCGGCACCTTTAGTACCTGTGATCAAACCATCTTCGTCTAACACTGCAATATGGTAGTTCCCAGCTTGAGGTTTTTTACCACCAAACAATCCTGAGTATGCCCACTTTCTTGTAATGCTAAGTTGATTTAAATCTGTCTCTGCTAACAAGTAGCTGTTATCAAACGTTAAATCGTAGCTATACGCTGTTATTAACGCTGTATTTGCTGTTACATCTCCAACTGAGTCTCTTGATTCTTCTGCAAAAGTTGCTACAGTTAATTCTTGATAACCTACGGAATCGTTGCCGATTACGAAGATATCACCTACATTAACATTTGTTACCTTATCAGCGGGTAACACCTCAAAGGTTGTGTTGCTTGAGTTGAATGCAATTGTTTGTTTGGTTGCGAGTATCTCTGAGTTTGCGCCAGTAATTCTTGTTGCGGGTATTTCAGTTTTTGCGGCGACTTCGCCTTCAAAATTATCACTTCTACTATATGCTACTTCTAATGAATTACCTAATTCACCAGGGTATAATGCGTCAAATGATCCGAACGTATGTAATGCAGTGTTTGCATTAGTTGTGTCGGAAGCGGTTGCTGTATTAGCGCCATTGTCGGCACGTGCAACCCATAAAGCATTTGCATATGAAAGATAATCTGCTGCTACAAAGAATGTTTCGTAGTTATCATCATCGGGCGAACCAAA